AAATCTTTAGTCATTGCACCAAATTCTTCTGTCTCTCTCCATGACCAGAACACCTTACCATCAATGTCGTATGCTTGCCCACCATACCTATCTGCTTGTTTGAATACATGGCTGCATCGTTTATTCTGAAAGATACCTTCGCTTGCTTCATTCCATTCCCAATCTTCACCAGTCAACGGAGTAAGTGGTTGAAACATAGCCAATTTGCTGAACATATTAACAGTATATGATGCAGAAAACCCTGAGTGTCCTTCATCGGTAAACACTTCAAGCATCTTCAGTATATTTTTACAGACTGCTGCTTGCATTTCATCGCAATAGTTTCCGTTAGCGTCAATGAAACCTGCAGCACGGAACTCTGACATAGCATGATAATGTAGATTACTCATGATTCCACCGCCACTCGTTTCCATTCATCACCAACCTTGATCCATAACCTGTCATCTTTACCAACAGACATTTCTACTTTATTATTGTGAGTAAATTCTAAACCAGTGAGAGCAAATCCATCTACCCGAAGGTCAGGTGCCATTGGTTTTTGTGTCAATCCACCTTGCAATACTAAGTTTGAATTGCCTTCAGGTTTCAGATGAGAGACATCCTCAATCTCTTTCTTTGCTTCTGGCATTGTCACCACAACAGTAGTCGCAACAGGTGCGGCAATGGCAGCACCAAAGATACCTGCCTTACGAAAAAATTCTCTGCGTGTATTCATTTTTATTCTCCAATATAGTTAGGATTGAAATCTCTCCGCATACCATCAGTCTGTCCTTCACGATAGGCAGTATAGAGCAATTCCATCAATTCATCATATCGTAACGCAACCGAACTAAAACGAATAGTATAGCCATCAGGCTCGCTACTGGAATACTTTGTCATGTGTTCGCTGACATTACGAGCAAACTCATTGGCAATTTTATATGCGGCATCACGATGGACATGATATAAAACATCATCATCGGTTCTGGTTTCTGCTGAAATTTCAGTCCAAGATGTTTTGGTGCTTAAATTGTATAATGGTGCTTTGCTTGCAATCTCACGCACTTTGGCTGGGTAGTTCATTGAACCCTCCATTAAGGTAAAATTCATATTCTTTACGCATGGCTGTCTCTATTTCTTTAAGGGCATCAATGTTATGGTTATTTAATTCTGATACTACATCATCAGTAACAGTCACCATATACTTGGCTCGCCATTCTTCATAAGTTAATTTTTCGTTCATAATCACATCCAAAAAATATATTTCACAAGAGCAATCATAGCAAGGATATAAGTCAATCCTTTACCAATAGCAAAGATTGCTTCCCACATCTGCACTTTTTCATAAAAACTCATTTTCTATTCCATCCCATCATAATCAAATCCCCATTTAGTACAAAACTCTTTTGCCTTTACGATAGCATCAGCAGCATCTTGTTCTGCTTCGTCCCATGATTCTGCTGTATATGCATCACCACCACAACCACAATCACAACCAAACTTAATACCCATAGCAGTAGGAGACCATGTGGCATCCTCATAGTCACGGATCAAATTTACAAGTTCAGAGAATTTCAAGTGTTTTTCTCCATCAACTTTTTTTCAACTGCGTAAATCAAACTTCCACCCCAATCCCCAGAATTCAGAAATTCTTCATAATCTTCATCTGAGAGAGCAACCCATTGACGCCCAGTATGCTTTACATACATTTTGTGACCACACTGGCATTGAATCTCGTTCCAATCTTTTCTGTACACTTCAATCTGAGCATCACGGATAGTAAATCCACGCTTACGGACTTCTTCAATCAAAGCATCGTCAGTTACATTTTCCCATTTAAAGCTCATACCGTAGACCTCACTCTTTTATCAATCACAACAAGCAACAGCCCATTTCGCACTACAAGGCAATGACGATTCCAACTTGCACCGTATCCGTTCATTCTGCATTATCCCAATCAGCAACATCAAAACTCATTCTGAGCCATAGAAACCCATCTTCATAGAGTTTGGCTTCATACCGAAACCCACCAGTAGCAGTAATATAGAAACCATTATGTTCTAATGCACCGACAATCACATTTTGCAGATACTTCCTGCAATGTCTACGGAGGTCAATAATACTTGGCACATCTTTAACATCAGCCCATGTCCAGTTTAGATATTTCATCACATTATGCACACGCTCGAAATCAAATTCATCCAAGCAGTCCATAATCAAATCAAAGTGTTTTGCTTCTAATTCCATAATATATCCTATCTCAATGCCTGTTTCATTAAGTAATTATACACTACTTCCGGGTCAATGTCAAGCTGTTCTTGTGCCGTTCTCATGTCAAATGCCTTGTTTCTTGATTGCCACCATGCCTCAACATTATCTTTGCCGAGCATGGCAGTCAGCATCCAATCACAGCGTTTCTTTAGATTCTCGGTCATCTGCCCACCTTATCTTTCTACCACTTTCTTGTTCATACTGCTCGACCAGGTCACTTAGCGACCACATTTCATCAGTTCGAAAATCGTCTAACCAACCACCAAAATCTTGCCAATCTTCTGACCTCATTGGCGGTACACCAATCTCGTCACCATAATAGATGTCGGTATTGCCACCACGCACATCGAGGCGACCACAAGAATAGTGTTCGGTGATTTGTCTTTTGTCGTTGAGTAGACCTCGTTCTTCATACCACCAAAGACCAGCAGGTCCACACCAGTTGGTAGAATATCTGCACTTGCTCATAATCATTTCACCTCGACGGCTTTACATTCCAATTTTACATAGTTTCTATTGATAGATGGTTCTATACGATTTCGTTCTGTATGGCATTCGGCAATGGTCTCAAAGTAGCGTATCGTTTGCGTACCAGGTACGGCAACCATTGAATCAGTTACCGGTATTGCCAACAGAACGAAAAGGTATAGTTTCATATCTTAGGAGTCTCTATTATAACAGGGATTGCTGGCTGTTTTAGGCATTCTTGGATGACAGAGTTCAAATCTTTGCCGTTCTGTCGCCTTTGTGTTCTTTGTTCGTTTAATTGACGACATTTAACAGGATCCATCCAGTCAGGCAAAGGTTCATCATCATCTGGTTCACCCCAAAAAGAACGCTGATTCATTTCTTATCCTTATAAGTCTAGAGCTTTGTCTACTCCTACCTCACAATCAACATCAGAAAACAACTTGTCTTTTAATTTACCTGTATGAAACATCACCAGGCGGTCAAGTGGATATTCATTTGAAATTGATGCAACCGCAGGTAGAGCACCATATAACTTGATTTTTCGACTTCTCTCTGGATGCTCAAAGAATGCATATTCGATATTGTCATAGATTGTATTCCAATGTCGGCGAAACTTATCAATTTTTGACTTCCATGAGCCCACAGGATTAGAACCATCAAGTGTTCCTGTATGTAGTATGATTCGCAGTTCTTTGACTTTCTTGCCCTCGTCAATTACAAGTCCTCGATAGAAGGCAGAAAGTGATGCAAATGCCTTTGAAAAATACTCTGTAGAATAAATCTTATAGTAAATTCCGTTGTTCTTGTCGTTGTCGTGATATCCCATTCGCTCAAGCCATTCTTTTCCACTTTCTTCATTGTAGTGAAAAAGTTTCTGTGGTGCATTCTTTTCTTCCATCACTCTCAGACAGATTTTGTTGAGTGTTGCATCTCCAAAAGAACCATTTGAAACAAACTTTGCACGCTTAAAGATTGCATCATATGTGTTTTCAATGAACCCATTTGCAATGGCCTTCTGACAATGAGACACAATGTCGAGCATGGTATGAGGAGAATATGGGTCAGAGATTGGATTTGACATGACGCCAAATTGCCCAAATGAATCCCAGTCGGTGCATTCATAGTAGTCTACAATGACATTTTCAAAATCTTCTTTGAGAAGCTTTTCAAGTCTTGTTTTACCGTTACCGATGTATTCGTTTTTGTCAGGACACTTTAATACTGAAATTGGTACACAGTTCAGTCGAAATCCATATTGTTCGATACTTTCATGGACTTCATCTGCATTTGCACCACGGGATGTAAATCGTGCATCCTGAAACATAAACAGTTTTGCCGCTTCTTTCTTGTCATCAATCTCTTTTGGTTGTAGCAAAAATGAATCGATGGGTACAATGCGGCGGTCAATAAATCTGATGCCAGGAGGGAGTTCGTTTTGATTGTAGAGCCCAGGGTAAACATCAGGGCAGATATACTTCTTTGAAACTTCTAGGTCTTCTTGTGTGAATTTTTTTGCGCTCAATGGCACAGATAACACTACTGTCATGGTAAAGCTCCTTTATCGAGAGTTCAAGACACGGTCAGGCATCCTGAAAAGTTAAATTGTAACCTCAGAAGGTCATCGCTTCTTGAGTTACATTAGTATATATGAAACTTTTTTGTTAATCCGATTCGTTGATAGGTATTTCTTTAGATTCCAGTGCAATGCCGTAGCGTTCAAGAATGAGCGCAATCTGAAACTTCTCGGTAGGTTCAAGGCACTCTTTGTTTAGCACTGCCCATTTGAGGTACTGTATTGTTTCTTGCATAATAAAAAACCTTTCGTATAAGGATGTTACACGAAAAGTCTTGGAAAGTCAAGTGGATTTCAGGTAATTATGGCGACTCTGGTTCGTCTGCCGGCGCAGGTTCGTTGCCTTCAGCCAGCCACTTCAAATACTCTTGGTAGTCTGTGTTGGCTTCATCGAAGGGGATGAAGGCGTTGTCAGACAGGCGTTTAATAACTTGTGCTGGTTGACCTAAAAAATCTGGTTGAAGTTGATACATGATTTATAACTCCGCTGTCGCTTGAAATGTTACATACGCAAGTGGGTCGGATGTAGCAAGTTGCGTTGAAAAATTGTCAGCATTGTTGTTGCTAAGATTAAAAGTTCTTGCCGTTACTGCCCCGCCGCTTGCTTGAGAATTACTCACTGAAGCAGTAATTGTTGGGTTTGCTCGTTTTGTCACTTTGTAATTATGTATCCCGTAAATGGAAACTCCAGCGGCGGAAATATAAACTCCTGGGGCAGTAAAATTTGTTGTTTCAAAATACCTCTGACACAACGCCAACTCAGTCCCATAAGGTCTGCGCTCAAAAGGCGTGGCGACACTACCGACTTCTAGTTGGACTCCTGTGATGTACCAAGTGGCGCTGAGAGTGCCTAGAACATTGACTGCACCAGTTGCTGAAAAATACTTTGCATCGGCTGACCAAGAGCCAGCAGTTTGAGAGTAAGTAGTGCCAGCCGCAAAACCAAAGTTGACCCGCAATCCAGTAGATGTGCCGGTCTGCCAAGTGCCAGTAGTGTCTCCAGCGACTGTTACTGTTTTATATTCCCAAGTATCCGCAACGCTTATGGTGTAGGTAAAAGCATAACTTCTATTTTCAGCGGCATTAGAAAACCCGCCACCAAAAGTACCAGTCAAACTAGACTTAACCCAAAACGATAGCGTGAATGTCTTGGCGTTTGCGGTTCCAAGCCCAAAATCAGCGACATTGTTGCCTTCAATTCGTTGTTGGAGAGTGGCGGTCTGTGTAGCACCAATGGTTCCATCTGCGGTAGTTACTGTTACCTTTAACGAATCAACAAAACCAGCGGGTGCGTCTTGCACTTGTTCAATTGTATATTCACCATCTGTATCTTCTTCTGCTCTCCACCTATCAACAGGAAAAGCAGAAGTAGCGGGTGTAACACTCGCACCAGCATTCCTCTGGTCAATCCTCATGTCACCATTGATAATCCTATTCCGAAATCCAAATAGTTGACTTGTGCTATCGTCAAGTTTTGCTGCGGTTACTGCATCATCCGCAATCTTTTCTGCGAGCACTGCATCATCCGCAATGACACCCGATTTTATTTGTTGAATTGGCATTCTATATTTCTCTTATTGTTTCGGATATTTATTCAGAACCTGGCAATCGATTGGCTTCCATTTGTGCTTCATATGCAGCGATGACTTCTTCAGTCCAAGTTAAATTGCAAATGTCAACTACTTTTTGTGGTTGACCAGTTAAATCTTGACCAGGAGTAAGACTGGTACGATGATATTTTTTAGTGAGCTCAACGCCATCTTCAATGATTTTAGTTGCTTCACGATACAGAACAATACCGTTTTCTGTTACTGTGATTTGGTCTACTACTGTTTCTTTGGTGATTGCCATTTTGTTTTCCTTTCAGGTCTGCCTACACTAATCTGGTGTAGGTAATTAAGCAGAGAAATAAAATCCATTTAAATGTAAAGTTGCACCAAGGGCGGTTGCTTCTGTTCCATTAAAAGAAGTTCCATCAGTATTGTAAAATTCAATTCTTGTTGAATTCTTAGGTATGTGCATATTAAATTCATTATTATAGAAACCACCTTGATAATTTAGTATAACCCCGCCTTCATATGCTGATGAGCTGGAAGTAAAAGGAAGTCCAGACATTTCTAATCGAGTTGCAACTGCTGATCCTCCAGATAATGTCATCCTTATAGTAAAAGTTACTAAATTACCTACCTTTGTATAGTGGCCACCTGTGTTGCTGTAGGTAGGACTTGAAACTCCTGCACTAAAAGTTGGAGTAAAAGTCCCCTCCTCATAGTCATCCAGCGTGTTTGCGTCAGAACTTGCAGCTTGAGTTGCTGGGAATTTAATACCTGCAGCATCAGTAGGAATAACAAGTCTTTCTGCACCACTAGTATAAAATGCAATAGGTAGATATGTTCCTGAGCCAGTTATTTCGGATAATATTTGACTTTGACCAGTTCCTGAATGACTTCTAAATGTAAATAAAGAACTATTGGAAGTGTTTGAGGAAGAATATGCTTGGTATGCTCCAACTTGACCTGTTCCACTCGGAGCAACAAGAACTCGACTTGTTGTATTTGCAGCACTTGTTTGAAAAGTTGGATTTACTCCAACAAATTTCATATTATCTGAAAATGATGTAGTACCAGTAATCACCGGCGATTCTAGTGTAGGTTGTGTAATCGTAGTATTCGCTGGTAATGCAGTAATGCTTTGTGTAGTCCTGAATCCAAGGTGTCTTACATGCACATTGGATGAAGATGGTGGTGCCGATGTAAATGTGATTGTATTACCAGATGCAGTATAGTGAATTGGTGCTCTTTGAAACACACCATCAACTGCAACCATCAGAGTATTGGCATCAGGAACATCCGATGACAATGTAAATGCGGTGGTTGTATTGTCACCAGTGAAGTTATCAGTAGTGAACAACCGAATATTGTTTGCTAATTTATTGAATGTAACAGCGCCATCAGGAATCTGTGCATAGACACCAGGCTCTGCATTACGATAGACCACATAGATGTTATTGGTGCCAGTTGGTGGTGCTTCAGTAAAGATTAACTGAGACCCAATGGCATCGAATGCAGTCAATGGTTCTTGCTGCACATTCTCAACAAACACTTCAAGGTCAGTAGGATTGTCTACACGATAATTGAGTGTGAATGTTGTAGTAGAATTGTCACCATTGAACCTCTGTGCATCACGGGGTTTACCGGATGTGCGGAGAGGGTCAAAAGCGGAAAAATTATTGCCTAGGACGCCCACGATTATGCCTTTTTAAGTCCACCAAACGGGTGGGTTTCTCTGTGTTTTTTCCATTGTTCTTTTGCTTTATTTTTCAATTTTTGAATAACTTCTTCAGAAAACTCAGGTTTCATCCATCCCATTTTAAGTCCTTCTTGGAGTTTTTGCTCCACTAATTCTGGTTTTACTTTAAAGTTTCTAACACCATTATTCATTGCAACTAAACTTTTTATGGATTCAATTCTTTTCTTTATAGATTCTTCAGAAAATACTTGTTTTGCTCTTTTTTCTTTAATTATTTTTTTTGCTTCTTCTGTATGTTTATACCCTAAAGCATATTTGTTACCTTTACTTTTTTCGGAAATTTTCTTTTTTCCTTCTTCCGAAAAAACAGGTTTACTTCTATTTCTTCTAGCTTTCTCAATAGCTTCTTTTGAATATGTTCTTCTGGCTTCTCCACCAGTTACAAGATTCATACACAAAACATCTTCTTCAATTAATTCTTTTGTTACATATTTTGCTTCTAGTTCAATTATGTAGTTAACACTTCCATAGGCTAAAATTTCGTATGTGAAATTTTCTTTACCATGTTTTTTAACGGCGTTACGAATTCTTTCTCCACTACCCCAGTATAGACTTCCACCAGTTTTTCTTTGGTCCCAACCATTGTGTTTACCAACATAATATTCACCAGTTTGTTTATTTGTAATTCTATACAAATGTGCAACTGAGTTATCAACATGAAAATAATCTTTACTCATACACCTTTGTTATTGTTTTAGTCATTGTATGGTATTTATTCGTCTGCCGGTTCAGGCTCATTTCCTTCGGACAACCAGAGAAGGTATTCTTGGTAATCGGTATTTGCAGGATCAAATGGGATGAAAGCGTTGTCGGATAAGCGTTTAACCCCAAACCCAATTTGTCCTGTGATTGATTTACATTGTTGATACATAATCATAACTCCGAAGAAGCGGTCCAAGCACCGTGTATATGTGAAGTTGCATTCGCTGCGCCAACATTCAAATAAATGGCAAAACTACTTTGACCATCATTAAAAACAGTAGTCGTAGCATTACCAGTAACACTAGAACGACCATAATCCCAACTTCCAGAAGTTCCTTGTGGCCTGTAAGAAGTTATTGTTGGTCTTGCCCTCTTTGTTACTGCATATTTAACTGTTGTTACTGCATTGCTTCCGCTATCTGATGAGTTTGTCACATACACAGACCCATATCCTGTTGCACCAATATCTGTGCCTGGAACCACCGAAATTTCATAAGACTTCTCAAAATACCTCTGACACAACTGTAACTCAGTCCCATAAGGTCTGCGCTCAAACGGCGTGGCGACACTACCGACTTCTAGTTGGACTCCTGTGACATACCAAGTAGCGTTGAGAGTGCCGATAAGTGATACAGAACCTGTTGGTTGAATGTAGTTTGCAGAAGCCCAAGCACCAGCAGTTCCGCTTCTATCTGGACCTGAACCTAAACCAAATTGCAGATTTATACCAATACCTGTTGTAGTAAGCCAAGTACCAGAAGTATCTCCAGGAATAGTTACTGATTTATATTCCCAAGTGTCGGCCGAATTAATTGTATAGGTGAACGGATAAGACCTATCGTTAGCAGAATTCTTTAAAGAGCCACCAAAAGTGCCTGTTAAACTCGACCGAACCCAAAAAGAAACAGTTACCGTTTTTGCAGCTGATGTTCCAAAACCTAAATCAGATACAGTTGTACCTTCAATTCTTTGTAACAATTGTAAATTCTGAGTGCCAGTAAGAGAGGCGTCTGCGGTTGTTGCTGTAATTTTTATTGAATTGACAAAACCATCAGGAGCTTCAGAATCTTGTTGGCCGGAAAATGCACCATCAGTCGAATGAGCTACTGCAAATCTATCAACAGGAAAAGTATAATCAGTAGTAACCGCTGCAGTACCACGCTGCGCTATCCGCATATCTCCGTTGATGATGCGGTTCCTGAATCCATACAGGTCGTCAATGTTTAGAACACCTGCTGAAACTTTTGTCAAACTCATGGAAATATCCTAAGAAAATAACTATTTAATACTTTATTTAGTAACCTTATTTAGTCATTCACCCGCTCAAATTTAATGATTTTGCCATCCATGAACAGAGCCTTGTACTCTATCCATGCATTGTTCTTGTAACCACCATTTTCTTTGTCCTCACGATAGAACCTTATCAGACCATCAAAGTTCTTGCAAAATTTCCATTCGTGTGACACCTCTTTTAGATAACCACCGAACATTGAATCTGCATCTTCTGCCCATTCGTACTCAGTCTTTTTCCACCAGAGTTCATCACCTCGTATCTCATAGGTGTCCAGTGATTGCTCTGGTGTATCTTTGGTTTGGTACAATTCTTTTTGGTACCAGAGTTCATCAAACATCCCGATGATAGTTCTCCTTCATAAAGTCATTGTATAGTTGGATTCCGAGAGTCTCTGCTTCTTTTTCCCATGGTAAATCAAAATAAGATGTGCTATCAATATCTATGCTTCTTCCACGCCAACGATTACCTTCTTCATTGAGCTCACCACGACAATATTGCCGCACATGAATCATCTCATGTCCGAGTGTTTTGAGTTTATCTTCTAGGGAATCAGATGCACGGAGTTCAATTTCAAATGAGCGTGGTTGACCGAGAACATTGTAGTCTTCAATGCCAACCTGTCCGTGCAGAGGACCCAAATTTTTTCTTTGGGTAACTTTTACTTCAATGTGACGGGAGAGTTGATGCGTGAAAAGACGGTAAGCATAGTATTCTAGTGCTTGCCGCATTGTTGAATTGATTTTGCCAGTAATAATCATATTGTCATTATAACACGGCGAAAGGGATTTGTCAAGCAGGCTAAGTGCTTGATACGATTAGGGTGTTTCTGGTTCGTCTGGTGGCGCAGGTTCGTTGCCCTCGGCGACCCACTTCAAATACTCTTGGTAGTCTGTGTTGTCGCTGGCATTAAGAGGGATATATGTTGTTGTCCCATCTTCATTTGCTTTTTTGACAATTTGAATTTCAGTGCCAATTATTGGTGTGACTAACTTATACATTTATAACTCCGCACTAAAAGAGAAAGCGTTTGTAGTAGTTCCATTATTTGTGTAAACAATTCCGTTACCAGCCGCAAAAGCGGCAGAAGAATCTGCACTTAAAAAAGCAGTCCTGGGTGTAGGTGTATTTGAAATCGAAAAACTAGTAATGCCCACGTCTTGTGTTTGACTCGACCATTGAGCACCAGTTGCTGAAATAGAAGTAAAACTTGGCGTCGTTCTCATAGGAACTTGAAATGGAACGGGGACAAATAGCGATGAAGAATTTCTGTAAGTGCCAACAAACACATCACCATTTGTTCCAGTTGAGCCAATAGAACCATAAACTTGAAAATACCGCTGGCACAACGCTAACTCTTGCCCTATACTCCGCATCTCAAACGGAGTAGCAACCTCTCCAATTTCCAACTGAACACCTGTGACTGCCCAGTAATTACCCGAAAGATTTGCAAGGTTCAATTGATTGACAGCACGATTGGCATTTGTATTTGATGCCCATGCGGAAGAATTAAGTGTACCTGAAGTATAATCTGTTCCTGCGGCTAACCAAAATGACAATTGAAAACTATTTGCATTGTCATTATCAAGTTGTCCTGTTGTATCAGGTGGAACCGTAATTGTTTTCTTTTCCCAAGTATCTGCTGCATCAATTGTATATGATTTTGAAATTTGCCGAGTATTGTCACTATCAACAAATTCACAAATATATGTTCCTGTATTGCTTGATTTTACCCAAAAAGAAACGGTGAGTGATTCAGCCGCAGATGTTCCTTTTTTGATACCTTGAAGATTTTGCCCCTCAAATCTTTGTTGAAAACGCAAATTGTCGCCGGCTGCCAAAGATGAATCCGCAGTGGTACAAATGACATTGGCAGAAGACCTAAATTCTGTGTTGGTTGGACCAGAAGATTCAACATTCATTGTCCATGTACCAGCAGAAGAAATGGTTATTCTCCAACGATCCGCAGTATAATAATTGCCGGATGTAATTCCTGTGACACTTGTGTTTCTTTGTGCAACCTGCATGGCACCATTGATAATCAGATTGCGATTGGTCAATGGGCGACCAGAAGAAGAGGTGTAGGTTTCGATAGAATTATTGGCGAAGTCTTGTGCTTCGACCGAGAAATTCTGTATTGAGGGAGACGAAATTCGACTTAAAGGCATTCTAAAATCCTATAATTTATTGTCTATTTAGTATTTATAAGTCATAGGACTCTTCTGCATTCAATTCTATCACCAAATTAATGAACATACAGGCATCATCTTCATCTTTAAAATGTCGCATGATGACTTGCCCTGTGTATTGTGAAATGATTGTCAAAAGTACAAAACTGTCTTTGTATACCGAGAACTTTATAATCCAACCATTGCGAGCTACAGGTTGCCATGACTTGGTTTTCATCGCAATGTCAAGAAATTTTCTGCTAGGCAGTCTTTTTGTTGGTTGATGGTTTTGCATACTCTATTATGTATGCAATTTGAAATCTAGGGTAAAAACTCTCGATTGACTTCATAATTTAACTGATACCACCTCCAAGAACTACCATAACGAAACTTATAATAGAGCTCCACCATCATATTTTCATATATTTGGTAGAGCTCTACTGTTCTTAGCATTTTTTGCAGGCATCTCTTGCGAGCATCATTGCTTTTGCTTCTTCATACTTACCCTCACGGGCCAGTACGGAAGCAGCACGAGCAAATCCAATTTCTTTACAGATACAATAAAACTTTTGAAATATTTTTTTCATTACTTCTTGCCTGTGAACTTCTGAACTTGCTCTGTCACCTGAGTATAAACGGTGTCAGCAATTTCTGTCATGGATTTGGCAAAAGTTGTCTGTGCGTCAATGAACGATTGCATTGGTTCACGGACTTTGGCATCAGTAACGATAGTCTTGAGGGCGTTAGATTTGGCAGCCTGAACGGTGTCGATAAAAGCGTTGGCATATGAAAACATGGTAAATCTCCTATTAAGCGAGTGGGTTAATTGTGACCTCTTTGAGCGTCACATTAGTATATATGATACACTTTCATAGAAAATGTTGCACTTGCACAGCATTCAAGGAATATTTTGCTATGTTTTCCCTTTTGGTTCGGATTCTTCTTCAGGAATCTCATAAGTAGTTGGTGCTGCCTTTGATATAAGATGCTTTAGATGATCCTTGTGAATTCTACAAGACAGCCAAGAGTTATAAAATTCCTCTTTAATCAATGCACCCTGTGATATGATTTCAACTGTCTCCCAATACGAACATTCTGCTCTTGTTCTACAGAGATGAAGAATAGTTTTCTTAAAAGGAATGCCTAGTTTTACTTCTTCTTGTACTACCTTGTTTGAGCCATGATATTCTAGCCAATCAGAAGTTTTTCTTACTTTCTTTTTCTTCCCTTTGACTTGTTTGTAACCAGCTTTAGAAAAATACTTACGACCGATGTACTTACGACCGGTCATTGTGTTCTCTAAAATGTAGACAAATCCGTAATGGTCGCCAATGTCTTCTTCAGTAAACAGTCTTCCTTGATACAGCCAGGTCATTCGTCATCTTCGTCTATTTTGTCTACATCCACTATCATCTCCGCACAAAATGGACAGAAAGATGGGTCTGATTCTGTATTTTCTTCATCATACTTTATTGTGAATACTGAATCACAATTATCGCAAGTGTGTTTTAATGACGCCATTAGTTACACCATGAAGATTTCTTTTCGCCATGATAAGGTCTTGCATGACCATTGGCAATCAATAATGCAGACAGTCTTTGACCATTCACAATCACATCACCAAGAACACGACCACCATACTTGTCATGCTTCTGTAATTCAATCAATACAGGCAATTTGTTTTTATATGCATTGTTGAGTGTGTCTTTTGTAAACTGTGATGCACGATTGGCGGCTTCTGCTTCTTGTGGGCACGATGCACGATGACCTTTCTCAGGAGTATCTACACCAAGAACCCGTATCGATAATTTCTTTGGCAATGGGTCAGGTAAAAATGGTGCTGCAAATTCTACTGTGTCACCATCAATCACTCTTGTAACTTTCCAATCATATGGATTTGCAAATGCTGTCAACGAAACAAATGCAAGGCCTGCAACTAAAAGATTTCTCATGTTAAA